GCTGAGTTCTTAATGGATCATGCTATTAAAGATCTAATTAGAGCAGGCATTATTAAAATAAATGAAGAAGATACCGAACTAGAAATACGAGGTATGGAACAGAACGAAGGGACGTTACAATGAAACACTTAGTTATACCAGATTGCCAGGTCAAGCCTGGTGTATCTGTTAAATATTTAGAAAATATAGGTAAGTACATAGCAGAAAAACAACCTGAAGTTATAATATGTATAGGTGACTTTGCTGATATGCCTAGCTTATCAAGTTATGATGTAGGTAAAAAATCTTTTGAAGGACGTACATACAAAGCTGACATTAAAGCTGTACATAAAGGTATGGAAGCTTTACTAACACCACTATGGAAGTTTCAAGAAAAACAACGTAAGCTTAAAAAGAAAGTATATAGTCCTCGTATGATACTTACATTAGGTAACCATGAAGACAGGATAGATAGAGCAGTAGAGAATGATCGTAAACTAGAAGAACTAATTAGCATAAAGGATTTAAACTATGAACAATACGGCTGGGAAGTGCATGATTTTCTTGACGTGGTTGTGGTCAATGGCATTGCTTACTCACATTACTTTGCAAGTGGTGTCATGGGAAGACCAGTCACATCAGCACAAGCTCTCATTACAAAGAAACACATGTCATGCTTCGCAGGGCATCAGCAAGGTAGACAGATTGCCTATGCTAGAAAAGCAGATGGCTCTGAGATCACTTGTATTATAGCAGGTAGTTGTTATGAACATAATGAATCTTATTTAAGTAGTCAATCTAATAACCATTGGAGAGGCTTCTATGTACTTCATGAAGTAAACAATGGTAGCTTTGATGAGATGGCAGTGTCATTAAATTATGTAAATTCTAAATATGGGGTTGACAAGCGTGCGAAAAGATGATATAATAAAAGCAATGGATAAACAAATAGGTGGTAATCATTACTCTAAATTTGTAATACAACCTACTGAGTTTATTTATAAAAACAATATACCCTTTATAGAAGGGTGTGCAATTAAATATCTTTGTCGATGGAAAGATAAAGGTGGAGTACAGGACCTAGATAAAGCCATACACTTTATTGAAATGTTAAAGGAGTTACACAATGACACAGTTTGAAAGCCCTAAGTTTAATTCTAAAGCTAACAATAAAAAGTATGAGGACAACTATGATAGGATCTTTAAACAAAAAACAAAGGAGACTAAAAAGGTGAAGGAGAAATAATGGCTCTAACGTTTCAAGAAGTATGTGAAAGACTTGAAGACTTGGACGAAGTTACTTTACTAGAGATACTAAACATTTCTAGTAAAGAAATAATAGAAAAGTTTCAAGACAAGATAGAAGATAACTTAGAAGATCTAGAAAAAGATCTTGAACTAGATAGAGAAGGATACGATTTTTATGGCGACATTACCTAGCATTTACCAACAAGTAATACATTCAAGTAGATATGCAAGATACATACCAGAAAAGAATAGAAGGGAAACATGGGACGAAACGGTTAGTCGACTAACTAACTATCTAGAAACTAAAGCTCCTGATCTTAAGAAAGACATAGCTGAATTAAAAGAATCAATACTGAATTTAGAAGTAATGCCATCCATGCGTTTAATGATGACAGCTGGAGAGGCATGTGAACGAGACAATATAGCAGCATATAACTGTAGTTATCTAGCTGTTAATAATAAAAGAGCTTTCTCAGAAGCTCTGTATATTTTAATGAATGGTACAGGAGTAGGCTTTTCTTGTGAACGACAAGAGATTAACAGACTACCTGAAGTACCAGACAAAGTAGAATTATGTGATGATGTTATCGTAGTTGAAGATAGCAAGCTAGGTTGGGCTAAGGCATTTAAGAAACTTATCTCTCACCTTTACGAAGGTGATATACCTAACTTTGACTTTAGTAAAGTAAGACCTGCTGGTGCTAGACTTAAAACTTTTGGAGGTAGAGCATCAGGACCAGAACCTTTGAAACAACTATTTGATTTTGTAATAGATACTTTCAAGCAGGCTAGAGGTCGTAAGCTATCCTCAATTGAAGTGCATGACATCATGTGTATGATAGGACAGATCGTTGTAGTTGGTGGTGTTAGACGATCTGCTCTTATCTCTTTATCTAACTTGACTGATCGCAGAATGCGAGAAGCTAAAATGGGAGCATGGTATAATGACAATCCGCACAGAGGTCTTGCAAATAACTCCGTTGCCTACACAGAAACACCTGACAGTGAGACTTTCATGGAAGAATGGTTATCTCTGGTCAAGTCTAAATCAGGTGAGCGAGGAATCTTTAATAGAATTGCTTCACAAAATCAAGCCGCTAAGTGGGGACGAAGAGATCCAGATCTTAGCTACGGAACAAACCCTTGTTCAGAGATTATCCTACGTGATAAACAATTCTGTAACCTTACAGAAGTTGTTGTCAGGTCAGGAGATACAGAAGAGTCACTAAAACGTAAGATTAGATTAGCAACATTGCTTGGTACAATCCAATCTACATTAATAGATTTCCAATTCTTATCATCAGAATGGAAGAAGAACACTGAGGAAGAAAGACTTCTTGGTGTATCGTTAACAGGTATTATGGATGCTAAAATAACTAGCAACCCTGATCCTAAAATGTTAGAAAGGTTACGAGATTATGCTAGAACAACCAACGAGAAATATGCTAAAGTGCTTAACATACCTGTTAGTGCTTCTATTACTTGTATCAAACCTAGTGGTACAGTATCTCAACTTGTCGATTCTGCGTCAGGTATACATGCAAGACATAATGATTATTACATCAGAACAATTAGAATGGATAAGAAAGATCCCATCTACGAGTTCCTTAAAACCGCAGGGATCAAAGTAGAAGATGAACAGTTTCATCCAGACTCTACAGCAGTGTTTAGCTTTCCAATTAAAGCACCTAATGGTGCGTTAACTAGAGATAGTAAGACTGCTTTAGAGCAATTAGATTTATGGTTAACCTATCAACGTCACTGGTGTGAACATAAACCATCAGTAACTATATCTGTTAAAGATAAAGAATGGGTTGAAGTTGGTGCATGGGTATGGAAACATTTTGATGAAATTAGTGGTGTCTCCTTCTTACCACATTCAGATCATACATACCCACAAGCACCTTATCAAGATTGTACTGCAGAAGAATATAAAGCTTTAGATAAACTAACACCTAAAACATTAGACTGGACTACATTTATTGAAGTAGAAGATAACACTAAAGGTTCTCAGGAACTAGCATGTGCTTCTGGATTCTGTGAGGTGGTCTAATGAATATATCTTTGCATCCAATTTGTGGGTTTCATATAGGGTTTGAGTTAACAGATGGTAGTATAGAAGAAGTAGATATTAGCTACCTTCTGATTGACTTAGGCATTTTACGAATACAATGTGCTTGGTTTAAATAATGAAAGTGTGTGTTGTAGGTAGCAGAAGCCTTGATTCTGCAGATAAAGTACTACCTATTATAGATAAGTTTATAAAAGAGCTCCCTTCCTCTTCCGTTACTTTCTTGATAGGTAGTGCTAAAGGTGTTGATCCTCTATGTAAACATTATGCCCACTCCCACGGGCATGATGTTGTAGAGTTCTTACCTTATCATTTACTAGATAGCAGTGTAGAATTTGATAGTAAGTATTTCTTTATACGTACTAAACAAATGATAGACAATGCAGATAGAGTTCTAGCAATCTGGGATACTAAAAGCAAAGGCACTCACTATGCAATTAAATATACCCAGAAGCTAGAAAAACCAATCATGATTATAAAGGTACCTCATGGCTAGAATCTATACAAAGTCAGGTGACAATGGCACAACAGGCTTAGTCACAGGACAAAGAGTAAGTAAGTCTAATAACAGAATAGACACAATAGGCTCATTAGATGAGCTTAATTCTTTTATAGGACTATCACTAACAGAAGAAATACCTAAGATAGTACGTGATGTATTACATGTAATACAACATAATCTATTCGATATAGGCAGCGAAATAGCTACACTCATGGCAGTTACTACAAAAGAATCTCAAGTACAATACTTAGAAAAAACTATAGATGATTTAACAAGTAGGTTAGCTATACTTCGAGAGTTTATATTGCCTGGAGGCTGCAAAGCAGCAGCTCAAATACATGTAGCTAGAGCTATGTGTCGTAGAGCAGAGCGAAGCTGTCATAAATTAACTGATATAAATCCTATTACATTACAATATTTAAATAGACTATCTGATTTACTCTTTACTATTGCTCGTTATCTTAACGCAGCGGCTGGTATAGACCACGTATACTGGCAAAAAAATGCTAGCTGAGTTTGTATTATTAATTGCTTTAAATGGAAATAAAGAATATGTAGCTAACTTTGTTGACTGTGCTCATGCTTTTGAATATGCAAAGGAAAGGTATGTAGAGTATGATCACATGTGTCTACATGAAGATTATGTTTTCTTTCCCACAGAGCAACTAAAGAAATACTACTACCCAGAGACCAAAGATTAATCGGATACATTAAAGTTTTACTTTGCCTGCTTTAGAAGACTTATGTTTAGCTTTTTTATATCTAAACAATTCTCCTTCTTCCGTACTGTAAATAAGAGTACCATCATCTAATTGTTCAACAGTTTTAATCTGAGCATCAGCATATTTATTATATAGTTCAGCTCTACGAACAGCTATGCCTTTAGATGTTTGTCCTGATATATTAGCTGTATCTAATAAGTTAAAAAAGATTTGTTCAGGATTATTTTCTTTAATAGCTTTAGTAAAGTTTTTATAATTCTTTACACCCATACCTAAATTATAAGCTTCATGTAATATATCTGATTTAACATCATAATCTAATTTAGAAAAGCCTTCTATTTCGTTATTAAATGTTACATATAACTCTTCAAGATAAGCTTTAGAAGCTTCTTCCTCTGTCATATTAGGGTTATTAGTTCTAGTTTTTTGACGTTCATATTGTTCTTTAGTAAGACCACGTTTAAGTGTTTCAGCTGCGCCTGTAGTATCTCCTGAGTTACCCTCAGCACTTGCTAAATTATTATAAGCATTATTAACTATAGTTCTATCTTCTTCCATCATCTTAAACTCTTTCTTTGTAGGCTCTTCTGGTTGTATATCTGTAACTTGTAAAGATTCTTCTTTATCTAATCCTTCAGTCTTTACTCTATTTATATCTATATTTAAATACTCTTTAGCTTCATCTAATATATCTAATTGCTCTGGAGTATAAGCTTCTTCAATTTCTTTTTTACTAAACTGATTAAAAGTATATCCTCTAAACATTCCAGGCTTTCCAGATCTCTCTGCCCATTGTTCAAAAGGTCTATTTTCCCCATAGTTTTTCTTTTCATATTCATATTTAGTTCGTAACTGTTCTTCAGTAAGAGTAGATAAGTATCTATCATATATATCTTTTAGTTTAGGATCTGACTTAACAGCTTCATGAGATACATAATCACCAAGAATATCTATAGGACGAGTTTTATCATTACGTACTTCAATACCCATACGATCTAAACCAATAGTTTCAGGTCGTTTAACACTACCATCAGGAGGACCTTCATCTCCTGGTTCCCAAAACTCTAAGAAACCTGCTTTCTCATCATCAGTTAACTGTTCTGTATAATCAAAGTCTTTATCTTTTAAGTATGGATAAAGTTCTTTAGCTTTTTCTAAACGAGGATATATAGTAGGTTCTTCAGGTTTAACCATAGGTTCCTCAACCTTAGGTTCTTCTACTGTTGGTTCTACTTTAGCTTCAGGAGGAACCATACCTTGACGAGCATAAACTTCTTCAACAGATTTAGCAGGAACTAATAACTGTTGAGCTGCTTCAATAGGATCTCTACGTACTTCAGTGTTATCATTCCACCAATCTCTAATAGGTTCTATTAACTTCATGGTTTAACTTTCATAGTTCCATCAACATCTTTATATTGTGTACCTGAAGGGAGTGCTTTTAGATCAGCCTCTGTTCTTATTTGAATAGGCTTCTGTGCAGCTTCATATCCAGGAACTTGTAAGAAACTAAACTCTTTTGTAAGAGCATCATTAAGAACATCAATAGGGTTCTGTTGATTAGCTTTAGCTTTTAAAGTTACATAGTTGTTAACACGTTCTAGTTGTTTATCTATTTCAAAGTTATCTGATCTAATTGTACCATTGTCATAGATTTTAATAGGAGCTTCAGTAAATAAATCAGGACTTAGTTCTTTCATATCTGATAGAGCACGTACAGCAAAGCCACCATAAGTTCTCATTGATTCATTAAATGACTGATAGAATCCAGGTCTCTTATAGAGTTCTTTAAACTGATCATTAGGTATTTTAATTTGATTTAACATAACCATATCAAGAGCCTGTACTTTATCTATAGTACTACCTTGTAAAGAATTAACCCAAGCTAATTGGTTATTAACAATGTTCTCAGTAGCTTGAGGAACTTCATTGTTGTTAGCAGTAGTATCTGCTGGTAAAGTTTTAATAACTCCCTTAACAACTTCGTTGTAGTTCTTACCTTTGTTTTTACCTATAACTTGTTTAGCATCACGGGACATATTAGATGTATCCCATCTATTTAATACCACATCATTAAGTAAACCTTCTGTTTCTTTCATTAAAGTAGTATTATTAGGAAGATTCATACCAGATGTTTTAAGTTTTCCATATAATTCAGTAAGAAGTTTAGCATACTCAATACCATTTTTAGTAATACCATGTTCATTTAATGCTTGAATATCTAGTGAAGCTTCTAAGACACCTCTTTCATTATTCATTTTAGCAGTAAAGTCTTTACCTGTTATGTCATCTTTAAATTGAGAAGTCATATTAGCAAACATAGAATCCATTTGACTAGTAAATCTTTCTATGACTTGATCTTCTTTATCATAAAACTTATATGTCGCTGCTTCAAATTTATTCTTATGTTGCTCAATAGTATCTAAACCTAACTGTTTCTTTTGATTAAAATCTAAATCATTTCGATCAAGCACTCTTGCTAATTCGTCTACAAGAGTTTGATATATAGCTGACTTAGTTTCAGGAAGTTTATCATAACCACCCATAGCTTGTAACTGTTCATTCTTTGTAAGTTTATTCCACTCTTTAGCACGTTCATTAATAACTTTGTACTGTTCTTTAGTGCCTTCAACAGTAGCATAGTGTCTATAAGCAGTAGCTAACTGGTCATCATCATAATACATTACATTACCATCATACTTAGCTACAAGATCAAACATTTTAGTATATCTTTTTTCTGCTAAGGCTGCTTGTTTATTAAATAACTTTTGATCAAAGTCCATCATTTGTTTAACACCCATAGATGCATAATAGTTATCCATAGCTGCGGCTATTTGTCCTCTATATGCAGGGTTTCTACTAGCAATTTCTCTAGCTTTAGCATTAGATCTAAGTAAAGCTTCAGATGTTGACATATATCCTTGTGAGTTAGCTAAAGTTAACTGTTCATTAATACTATTAATTTGATTTGTAATATTATTCTGCTCAGTTTCAGAAGCTCCAGGCATTTCACCTTCAAGTCTAACCTTTTCACTTTGTAAGAAGCTAATATTAGTAGGACTACTAGCCATATATTGATTACTAATATCTTCAGCAGCCTTTGTAGCTTCTCTAACAACACTTTGTTTATCTAATTCAGTACCAATATCAATACCTAAAGAAAGAGATTTAGCAATATCTCCTACTATTCCAGGCTTAACTAGTCCTTCTTTACTTGTTACACCTTGAGTGCTAGTAGCTTGATATGATTTTACTTGTCCTTTGTCTGTAAAGTCCACCATTTTATTTTTCCTCTTTCTGTTGTCTTACTTGATCTATTAAAAAATCTACATCATCTTGTAAACCAGGCATTGCATTTACCATAGACTCTGTTCCTTTTTTAATAAGTTGAATTTGTTCTTCAGTATACTTACGTTTACCTGCACCTTTACCTTGATCATATAATATTTGTAATAAAGATTCACCTCTTGTTCTATATCTACGTTGATCTAATGTAATTATCTCATCATGAAACATTTCTAAACCTGCATCACCTAAATCATCAAGAAGCATACTATTATTCATTTGAATTATATCCATTAATTCTGTAAAACTAAATTTATTTTGTTTAATAACTTCCATTGATTGATAGAAGTTCTTTGCTAGTTCTTTAGATCTCTGTTCAATAGATTTATTTAATTCAAAAGTTTTAAAAGCATCATCTGTAGTTTTATTAGGAACACTAAATAAAGTAAGGAATTGATCTCCTCTAGAGAATCTAGTACCTGTTAACTGACCTTGTTTATTTACTTTATCATTAAGTTCTGTATACATTTTCCAGTTATAGTAAGCTCTACCTGCGGCTGTAAATCTAGCTAGTAACTCTAAAGATGCTTCAGTTCTTTCATTCCAAGTAAATCCTTTTGTAGTATACATAGCTTTAAATATATCATAAGTTTGTCCCATTTGTTTAAACCCTGATGCTACAGGTCCTGCATTATAATCAGAGACTTCTTGTAAACCAGTAAGTTGAACTAAAGTTTTATAAAAGGTTCCATAAGGACCAAACTTTTCATTACCAAATGGAGCAAATACTTTAGCCGCATCTGCAGTAGATTTAATTTGTTTACCACTTTCATCATATGTAGGTAGTATCCAATCAGACATACCATTAATAGTAAAGTTAAATAAACCTTCATTATCTAATGCATTAGCTAAATCATTAGCTCCATTGTTTCTTAACATATCTAAAATAACAGCACCCATACCCAATGGTATACCATACTTAGTACCAAAAGCTGCTACATTAAATGCAAGTAAAGCTGCTCTTTGCTTAGGAGTAAATGGACTAGCTGCAGGATTCCACATAGTCTCTGCAACAGCAGCTGAGTATGACATAAACTGTCCTAAGTACTGAGTAACAGACATATTTTGGAATGCAAAAGTATTTTGCTTTGTCATAGAACCTGATAACTGATGAGCATCATATGTAATTTGATTCAATGCTTCTCTTGTTCTCCAGTTCTTACCTGGATTATTATTCATCCACTGTAATCTAGCAGCATGAAACATACCTACTCTATGACCATATTCACCAGCTTCTAAACCTGCTTTAGAAAAAGCTTTAGTAACTTTACTAGCATATCTACTAAGAGCACTTTGACTTGTTAAGTTATTAGGTATAGATGTAAATACACCCTTAGCTAACACATGTTCACTTACTCTACCTAAACCAGAACGTTCCATCTCTTCAACAATAAGTTGATGATCTTTTAAAGAAAGAACTTCTTTAGAATCTATTCCTGCTTTTTTATGAGCACTTTCATTTTCTAAATAATATTTAGCTACATCTTCAGAATACTTAGCATATTTTTGCATGTAAGGTAATCTTAAACTTCTAGCATAAATAGTCATACCTACATTATACATAGAAGTATGGAACAGTTTAGGATCTGCTACAAGCAAAGGTCCATAAATGTTCATAGATTGTAATGGTATCTGTCTCCAAAAAGGAGAAAGAATAATATTAAGAGTAGATAATACTCGTAACGGAGCATTAGTTATAGTATTAGCATTACGTTCTGCTTTTCTAGCTCCTCTAGAAATAAGCTGAGCTACTGGATTATCTACATCTGCTATCTCACCTATTAAATCAGATACATAACCTATAGCTCTAGCAAAGTAATTGCTAGGTAGTCCTGCATCATACTTAGTAATAGCATCATAATCAGCTAATGCTTGTTCAAAGATGTCAGACTGACCACCACGTTGTTTAATCTGTTCTCTATTTATAGGAAAACCTACAGCAGTATCAGCCTGCTCTCCTAATGGAATAGCATCTACAATCTCATCACCAATCTTACCTTTAGTATTATCTCCTAGATCTACAAGATCTTTATAAGCTTTAACATAAGCTTCTTTAAAAGATTCTAATAAAGCTTGTTGATAAATTCTACTACCATTAGATACAGATGTTCTAACTAAAGATGTATAAGGCTCAGCATATAGATCAGGATTAAATGGTAGTCCTGTTCTACTACGAGCTGCATTTAATGATGCTTCTCTAATGTAGTTAGCTTCTACGTTATCTTTAGAATCTAATTCTTTAGCCTTTTCAATTTCAAATCTAAACTTTTTACTATCATATTCAGGTAGTAAAGCATCATCACTTACATATTTTTTAATAAACTTATCTGCTTCTGTTTTAGTTCTAAAGTGTTGAACTGCTCTACCATTAGCTGCATGAATTTTTAATACATTATTAAAATCAGCTATAGAAGTATTACCATCCATTGTTACTTTATATGGATAAGCTCTTACAAAGATACTTCCTTCAGATATTCTAGGCATATGTCCTGTTAATGTAGGAATAATCCAATCAGGGTTGCCTGTTAACTTGTCTCCTTTACCTA